ATGCCGCAAAACCCACTGTTAGCAGAAGTGCGTGAACAAATTATTAATTACATCGAAAATGATTCTGAAATATTAATCCCGATAGAAGAACTGATGAACATAGACGGCACTCATATCACTAAAAAACAGTACGGCAAAGTTCTACTAAAATATCTTGCAATAGAACTACGTGAGCATTTCTGCTAACGCAAGGGCTTTGCGATGCGCCCCGAATGGACTTTAAATTATAACATGGTATCAGGCGATATTGCAAAACCCAATGTACTACGTCTGTATTTTGCGAAGCTGCGGAGCGTCAAAACACTTATAATTATTATGAAAAAACAAGAAAGAGAAACAGTTTACAATAAGTATAACGGGATGTGTGCTTATTGTGGTTGTGAATTAGAAAAAGGGTGGCACGTTGACCATATCAATCCTATAAGAAGAAATGAAACTGACTATGGTATTGAAAGAATTAATAGTTATAGGGCAACGCCTATAACTCGTGGAGAAAATAATGTATCAAATTATAATCCTGCTTGTAGGCAATGTAATATTTGGAAGTCAACTTATAGTATAGAACAGTTTAGAAATGAAGTGTCAGAACAAATAAATAGGCTGAATAGTTACAGCGCAAATTACCGCAACGCAAAAAGATTTGGATTAGTTAAAGAGATAATTATACTTGTAGTATTCTACTTTGAAAAGGTTGAAAATCAGAACGTCAGCCAATTAAAGAACGAATGTGTGGCGTTGGCGGGGGAAATAGCGTAGTACACCTCCATTTCCGATACTACCATTTATAACTAACTGATATGCAACACAAAACTTATATACATCGTTTTGTACAATTTGAGTACAATGGCAAGCTAAATATTAGGCTGCCACACAGCTTTGCATACTTAAAGAAACAGTTAAACAACGGTGTGTTAAGTTGGCGATTAAACAGAGCTACATGGTTATCAATAAACCAATTAAAAAAAATACTAAATGAAAGGTTGGACATTAAAAGATATTGAGGATTTAAGCAAGAAAAAAGCCAATACTGGGCAGACACTTAAAATTAGAACAAAGTACAACAACGTAAAAACAAATGGCTTTGACTCTAAAAAAGAATCTGATTATTTTAATAACCTAAAATTAAAAGAGAGTTTAGGATTAATAACCGCTATACAATGTCAGGTAAGGTTTAAATTATCTGTATGCTATTATATAGCAGATTTTGTGTACTTAAATTTAGAGAGTGGATGTTGGGAGGTCTTAGATGTTAAAGGTGTAAAAACAGCCGTTTACAGAATAAAATATAAGATGATGGATAATGAACTTAAAATAAAGGTAAAAGAAATTTAACCCTGCTAAAAAACTTAACAAATAAACTAATTTTTTAAGCTATATTTGGAAAACCTTGTTTAATATGAACAACTGCCAAAGACTTATCATTGACAAAATGGTTGTAAAGGCCGCTGAAATATACAACCTATCTCCTGCTGAAATTACTACACGATCCCAAAAAGTACAAATATGCATAGCCCGGCAATTAGTTTGGGCAGCATGTAAAAACGAACTCTCAATATCCTACCGAGGCATTGGTAAACAATTTAACCGAAACTGTAAAGCAGTTTATGAGGGTGTAAAGAACATCAACAACGAAAGAACTGTTGTAAAGGAACGATCCAAACAATACAAAGAATTAATAGGCACTATCAACCTTAGCATGCAAAGCCCGTACTATAAAAGTTTCTAAGTTTTGCAACGATTTTAAATAATGTGCTTACTACTTAGCAACTTGTAAAAGATGGCTAAAATATCAGCACGACATATTAAATTCATAAATCTTGTATCTACAGGTGTTAGCCAAAAACAAGCATATATATTAACATCTCCTAATAAAAACCTAACTAATGGAACAGCAATAGTAGAGGGCTCGATATTAGCTAAGAAATACGCTTTAGAGATACAAGAAGCTAAGCAAAAGGATGCAGACTTAGTAACATTAGCCAATAACACAGATACAGTAAAAAACGCTTTAGAATTGATTGTAGAGCAGGCAAAGGCAGATCAAAAAGCATTTAGGATATTAAGCAAGGATGATTTAGTAGATGATGTTTATTTTAAGAACGGAATACCTGTTGAATTTAAAAGAAAACCTACACAACCCGAAATACAAAAAGCCTTTGATTTGTACTGTAAAAGATTTGGAAGTTTTATGCCTTCAAAAATTGCACAAACTGACACCAAAGGAAATGATGTTGAACCTACTTTAATTGTATGGGGAGGTAAAAACATAGCAGTATAAAATGATTGCATTAACAAATACACAAACTTATGCTATGGATGCAATTGCATCGGAGCAGTATTCGTTTGTATTATTTGGAGGCGCAATGGGAGGTGGAAAAACTTTTTGGGGTTTATCGGCCTTGCTTATTATGTGCCAAATATTTCCTAAAAGCCGTTGGGTAGTAATCCGTGAGGATTTAGAGAAAATCAGAACAACAACAATTCCTTCATTTGGTAAGCTACGTGCAAGCGGTAAGCTAAAAACAAATCCGTATGAGTACACACACCCAAACGGAAGTGTTATTTTATTTAAGGGCGAAAACTATGCAGGCGATAAAGAACTTAATTGGATGCGTGGCTTAGAATGTAACGGCTTTCTGTTTGAGGAAATAAACGAATGCCAACAGGATAGCTTAGATATTGCTTTCTCACGGGCCGGGCGTTGGGAATGTACACCACGACCTGCCCCAATTATATTAGCTACCTGCAACCCTTCAAACAATTGGGTAAAATCTGTTGTTTATGATAGGCACAAAGACAATATACTGCCTGCATCATGGCTTTACATACCATCAAAAATTACAGATAACCCGTACTTAACGGAAGCATACAAAGAGAATTTAAAAAACATGCCTCGGTATAAATACGAGGTATTAGTTGAAGGTAATTGGGATTTACAGTTAAAGGTAGGTGGTGAGTTTTATAAATGTTTTGAATTAGATAAGCACATAGCGCAATGCGATTACAACCCTTATTTGCCTTTGCATATCAGTTGGGATGAGAATTGTAACCCATATTTACCTCTGGGTATATTTCAAATATCAGGTAAAAGCATTGTATGTATTGATGAGATTGCCGGTATTAATCCCTTGAACACTATCAAAGATGTATGCAATGAGTTTAAAAGAAAGTTTGCCGGCCATACAGCAGGGTTATTTGTTTACGGCGATGCAACATCACAGAAGCAGGATGTAAAGTTAGAGCGTGGACATAATTTCTTTAGATTAATAGCTGAAGAACTAAGATCATACCATCCATCATTGCGTGTGTCGCCATCCAACCCGTCAGTTGCCATGCGTGGTAATTTTATCAATACGGTATTGGAAAGCAATTTTGATGGCATAACAGTTATGATTGATCCGAGGTGTAAGAAGATGATAAATGATTTTGTACTGACAAAGGAAGCAGCAGACGGCACCAAGAACAAGGAGATGGAAACAAACCCATTAACAAAGGTGCGTTCTCAAAAAACAGGGCATTTTACAGATTTATTTGATTATTTCATTTGCTATGCCTTTGGCGACAGCTTTTCAAAGTACCAACGTGGCGGCAGGGATGCAAATGTAACCATCGGCAAAAATTACTCTAAAAACACTTTTTAACTATGTATAATTATATATTACTTATTACAACTTTTTCGCTATGTTCTGTTTTTTGTCAGGCACAAAACTATATAATTAAATTTGATACTTCTTACACTCTTAGGTATTATCAACCAAAACTACCTGAAACCGATACGATAAAAGAAGTTTTGCTATTAAGTGATAGTAGCAGCATCCCTACAATAATTAAAGGATATTCAGTAAGAAAAAAGTACAATAGAAATATGGACAGTAATGGGGATTGGAATTGTTGGGATTGTAAAGATTATATGATACACTCATATTACTTAGATGATAAAAAGCAGCCATTAAATCCATCTATAATAGTTTGGCAAAATATATCTAAATAAAGACTATGGCACCAAAAGAAAAAGCGATGGAGTTAGTAGGTAAATACTTTAATGCTTCATTTAACTGTAAGGATTGTAATATGCCATATTGTGATGTTAGATGCACGTCATTACATGAATCAGAGGCAAAACAATGTGCAATTATAGCAGTAGATGAAATATTAAATTTTCAAGAAAATCTTATCGTTACGGAAGGAAGTTTAGCATATCAATATTGGATAAAAGTAAAAGCAGAAATAGAAAAATTATAAATAATGGCATACTTAATAGCAGCGGACTTTAAGAAACTTATACAAACCGATAATCTTAATCAAATCATTGGCGGTGATACAACTATTTTAACAGCTATACAGCAGGCGGCGCAATCGGAGGCTGTAAGTTATTTAGCACAGAAATACATAACGGCCCAAGAGTTCACAAGTACAAACGTTTGGAGTAATACAACCGTTTACCAAGCAAGGAATAGGGTGTACTTAGATGCATCAAGCTATGATAGCACTAAAGCATACACATCCGGGCAGTTAGCACTTTACAACGGTATTGTTTACATATCTACAGCAGTAACTACAGGAGCATTTGATACAACTAAATGGACAGCCATAAACGCACAGGGTACAATCTACTTTGTAACATTACCATTCCCGGAGTTTAATTACAATTTATATTATAAGATTGGATCAGTAGTATATTGGCAGGGTTCAGTTTATACAGCTAAGGTAGCAACACGGGTAAATAATCATAGTGCAGCGTTACAGTCAGGTGACAGACGGACAGCGATAAATATATTTCCCGATGATCCGATAAGCGGAGTTACTGCCTGGGATGTAGGTGTTGCTTACAATATTACTGTTGGCTCCTTACCTACAGATATAACAAAATGGACATTAGGCGATAACAGAAACCCGCAGTTAGTTAATTATTGCATAGATATAGCACTTTATCATTTACACAGCCGCATTGCACCTCGTAACATACCCGAATTAAGAGTAGTTAGGCATGATCAGGCAATACAATGGCTAAAGGATTCAGGGCAGGGTAAGATAACAGCGGACTTGCCACTTATACAACCAAAGCAAGGTGGCAGAATTAGATACGGCAGTGAAATTAAAAGAATAAACTCATTTTAAATGGCAAACACATTACAGCAATTATTTAAGGCAATCAATCCCTTTGCAACCGGAACAGATGCAGCTATAAAAAAGAATTTAGCAGGCATGATTGCACCGGTATCGTTACAAAGGCTAAGGCAGGATGTAATGAGTTGGCGTGAAAGTATTACAGAAGCAGAAATGGTATGGTTTCCACAACGGGTAAAGATGCAACAGCTTTTTATTGATACAAAACTAAATGGCCATGTATCGGCTTGTGTTGAACGTAGAAAGGATTTAACTATGCTGCGTAAGTTTGAGGTTATCGGCGATGATAATGCATTAAGTGTTTTTTGTGATGTAGTAACAGACGATGGCAATAACAATGCAAAGAAATGGTTAACAGACTTTATAAGTTATTCACTAGATGCCTTGTTTTACGGCTACAGCCTTATATCATTAGGCGATATTGATGGCGATGCATTCAACCATCTTACACCGATAAAGCGGTGGAACGTTTCACCTGATAGGCATAATGTAACCGTGTTTCAATATTCAACTACAGGTAAATGTTTTCTTGATCCCGATGTTATTGATTGGCATATATTTATTGACACGCCTAACGATACAGGCGCAACTACATGCGGATATGGGCTTTATTACAACGTGGCATTATATGAGATATTTCTAAGAAACTTATTAGGCTTTAACGGTGACTTTTTAGAGATGTACGCACAACCTTACCGGGTGGCTAAGACAATGAAAACAGAGGAAAGCGAAAGGGCCGAATTAGAAAATGCTTTGCGCTCAATGGGTTCAGCCGGTTATGCAATCATAGATCCAACAGATGAGATTAAGTTTTTAGAGACAGCATTAGGCGGTACAGGTTACAGAGGTTATGCAGATTTAGAGTTACGGTGTGAAAAGAAGATAAGTAAATTAATATTAGGCCATTCAGATGCGATTGATAGCATACCGGGTAAGCTAGGCAACAGCGGTGGCAAAACACCTGCACAGATAGCAATGGATGATAAACAAAGCAAAGACGGTGTGTTTATAGAAAACATTATCAACAGCCAATTAATACCACGCATGGTTAAGTTAGGCTTTAACATTAGCCCGGAGACAAAGATTAAGTTTAGAAACGATGCAGAAACTGAAGAAATAAGGGAGCGTGAAGATAAGAGCAATGCAGAAACGGCTTTAATATTTAAGACAATAAAGGATGCAGGCGGTGATCCTGATTGGGATTACTTTAGCGAGCGTACAGGTATTAAAACTACCAAATCAGCAATACCACCACCAACTAAATCATTTGGTGCGCCTTTAACTGAAAGCGTTAAAAACAAATTAGAAAAACTATATAAGTAATGGTAGAATATAGTCATGCCAATATTGAAAAATACATTGAAGGTATCTACGATGGCAGCATAACGGAGTACGATTTACCGGAAAGCCTTTATACTGCAATTGGGCGGTACTTTGAGAAGGGATTGTACAAAGGTTTTGGAATGAATTTAAAAGAGGCAGCAGGAAAGGATTTAGAACTGTTGGCAGAGTTAAGAGAGAACACATGGTTGTTTGCGGCGGCTAAAACCTTTCAAGAGACAAAGGATATTGGCGCAATGATGTTTAACGAGTCAGGCGATTTAATAGGCGCAAAAGAATTTAATGAATTAGGCACCGCAGCATTTGACAAATGGAACAATGTATGGGGAACAACTGAATACAACACAGCAGTAGGACAGGCACAGAATGCTGTTAAATGGAATGAGATAGAGAAGCAAAAGAAGATATTGCCGATGTTACGGTATAGTGCTGTTGTAGATGCAAACACATCTGATATTTGTTTACCGTTAGATGGATTGGTTGCACCTGTTGACGATCCAGTGTGGTCAACTATTGCGCCAGAAAACCACTTCAACTGTAGGTGTTTATTAATACAAGAAGAAGAAACGGTTGAGGTTACACCGGATGATGAGAAAGAGGAAAAGGTAAAAGAGGTTGAAGGCAACATGAGCGATTTATTTAAAATGAATCCGGGCAAAGATGGGTATGTGTTTAAAGACGATCACCCATATTTTCAAGTTGAAAGAAAGGATAAGGAGTTTGCAAAAGAGAATTTTGGTTTAAAAATACCTGAAGAATAAATTATAAAAATGCCCATGCGGTTATTCTTATGTGGCGCAAAAATAAAAAATATAAACAATGAAGGAAATTTGTAAAATAAATATTAATGTTTCATTATTAATAGATAAAGCAAAAATTGATAATATAAAAGATATTAATAAAATAAAAGATATTAATAAAATAAAACAAGAAGTAATTAAACTTTTACAAAAAGGCAAAGACTAATGGCAGATACAAAATTTAAGTTTGAGGCATTAAAGGCACGCATTGTAAAGATGAAGGAAGTATTGCCGGTACAGCTTGCAGCACAGGCACAAACATACTTTGTAGGTTCATGGGCTGCACAGGGTTGGGATGGTGCCGGATGGAAAACACCGCTAAGGCGAGAAGGGCCGGGAACATCAGTAGGTGGTGCAAAGGGAACACCCGAATGGCGTTATCCAAAAAAAAAGGATATAGGCAGGCGCACACGGGCAACACTTGTAAAGACAGGTACATTAAGACGGGCGGTTAATAACTCGATACGCTCACAGGTATTCGGGCAGGGTGGTGTAAGGTTAATGGTTGATTTGCCCTATGCAGATGTTCATAATAGCGGCTTAGGACACATGCCACAAAGAAAGTTTATGGGTGACAGCCCTATATTAAGAGTTAAACAAATACAGAAGATTAAACAATTTACAGACAGCGTATGGATCGCATAAAATTATAACATGGCAGGAATAGTACAACCGATTACAGACCTTCTTAATAAATTAAGAACAATACCCGTTACCAACGGCGATACCAACGCAGCAGTACCTTATGTAAGGGTATGGAATAACCAAGCCGCATATTTAGCTGAAGGTAAGTTGGAGATGTTTCCATTACCTGCCTTTCTTGTTGAAACCGTAAACAGCCCAACGTATGAGATATTAGGCATGGGTTACAGATCAGCAGACCTATCTTTTAAAATACATATCCTGCATGAGTTCTACGATGCACAAGATGGAACGTTTGAGCAGGATTTAAAAGTATATGCATTGCGTGATAAGTTAGTGGCATATTTAACCGGGTACAACCTTACATCATGCGGCCCATTAGAAGCAATGAGCGAAACGATGGACTACGAACATACAAACATCTACCATTACATTGTTGATTTCGTTTGCAACTTTATAGACAGCAAGGGCAGCAGATACGATCCTGACAATCCTAATGCATTTATTACAAAAGCACCGCCAACAGATGTGGCATTTAATGTAACAAAAACCTTTTCAATATAATGTTTAATATTTTATTATACGAACTTAACCTATTAACAGGTGTTGACACCGTTACATTAATGCTGTCCTCACAGGTATTAGGATTGACTTTGCAACAGATGAAGGATTTTCTATTAGCAAACGGTATTTTACCGACAAGTGAATGTAAAAGCCATTTTTGCTTTACCAATTACACAAACATTTTACTAATGGCCCGTTCTGTTTCTAATATCAATCAATATGTTGTAGCCAATCTGGTGCAGAACTTTGCATCCATTGGGATTACAATAAATCCACTCTTGTGGAGCAAAAGGAATATTTTACGGGCCATTTGTTATACTGTTGCATCATCACAGGCATTGTTAGAGCAGCTACAGGATTTGTATGTACAAGGTATAGAGTTAACGGTAAGCAAAGCAGCAGCACCTTCAGCCGTATGGGTACAAGACAGAATGTTTAAGTTTCAATACTCGGCTACCAATCCGCAAATCATTGCACTAATAAATACTATACCTGTTTACCCAATTATTGATCCTACATTAATGATTATTACGGCGTGCAGTGTAACATCTAACGCAAGCAATGATGTATCAATTAAAGCCGCAAAAGGTAATCCATTAGTAGCATTAGCAACAGCGGAAATAGCATCAGCACAAGGCTATATTAACACCGTAGGGTCTGTTGGCATTACTTACAATATTATCAGTTTAAACCCGGATAAGATTTATATAAATGCTGAAATATTCTATGCAGGTCAATATGCAGCTATCATACAGCAACGTGTAATAGATGCGCTTAACTTATTCTTGATTAATCTATCTACAACAAATTTTAATGGTGCAATTAAGATGTCAGATTTAGAGGTGACAATAAGAAAGGTAGTGGGAGTTAATGATGTCGTTATAAAGAATGTAAGAGGCAGGGCAGACACAGATATATTTACTGCAGGTGTAGATTATATACTTAATACAGCCGTTCTACAAAAGTCTTTTACCTCAATAGCCGGGTATGTTGCAGGCGAAACAACGGCTACAAAAACGTTCTACGATTCATTAACATTTACAGCGCAATAATGGAAGTAACCAAAGAAATGGTGCAGGAAAAGTTTGAGGAACGTTACGGTAAGGACAGACACAACCGTACCCGCAGGCAATGGATGAACTTAGTTGAAACATACGGATTTTTAGCAATTGCAAAGATTGAATGCCTTACTAAAGTAGAGATAAAAGCAAAGTGTAAGAAATGAATATTTACGATATAAATTACTCACAGCAGGGCGCAGAAATAATGCCACCGGATAAAAGAGATACCAAGACATTGAGCCTTGTTAGTTCTTTGTTATCGGCATTACAGTGGAGCCGTGACTTGTTGTTTACATCGTATGCCACCGGATCAACAGCACCGGTATATGCTACAGGTTCATATAATAAAAACGATACTGTAATATTTAATAAATCTGTTTACTATTCTTTGATTGCAGGTAATACAGACCTGCCAACAGTAGCAACCTCATGGCTTAAAATACAGGATAACTTTATAGGTGCAAATGAAAGGGTAAGGTTTAACACGCAGCGTTTAGTTTTAGAATATGCACTCAATAAAAGGTTTAACGGTACATTCAGGCCACCGGGTTCATCGTCTTTATCTGATATTTATTTAACCAATTTGCCATCTGTTGTTGTAGGCTTTAGGATAGGGCAAACAGAAGCAGCTACAAGTAGCGTTGGGCAAACTACATCGTCAGATAATATAGGCTCAATCTATACTTTTATTCATGTAAATAACTTTCAGATAAATATTCTTAACTCGTTGTATGTACTAACAAACGATGCAGCAATAAGAAACTTTACTGACCTCTATATTTCATTTTCACTTAGATATTTAATACAACCTTATTAATGAAAAAACTTGATATAACTGCCATAACAAATGCATCACAGATGCCTTTAAAAAAGGGTACGTTGCAATTCTTACAGGATTCTTACACCGAGATTACAGCGGCAACAATAAAGGCTTTGATTGGTGCTAATTATAGCCCAACTGTTATTTATGTATTGAGTGGTGGGTTAAATATATCTATACCGCCTGTTTATATCACAAGTGCAGGTGCAGTATTTTTTAACGGTGAAGTTTTTGATTTACTGCCATCATCTTTTACTTCATCAAGTACGGCTGTGTTCTCAATAATACAGTCTCAATTTACAGTAGATGCAGACCCGGTAACGTTTACCGATACAACGGTGAGAAGTATTCACAACATAAGAAAGATGCAGATTGCACAGGGTGTGAGTGGCTCCGGCCTTGCAGATTACAGTCAAGGGTTCTTTTTAAACTTTGCTATACCGCCACCGTTAGTTTTAACTGCACCAATATTGGCACCTTATGCTGATAATCTTGTGCAGATTATAGGATCATTCCCTAATCAAATTATCTATGTACCAAACACATCGCAGGGAGCGCACCCGATATTAGGCGCAGGCTCAATAAATGTTGGTGATGTACCGGCAGCAGGCATAGGGTTGTCAGTAACCTTTGCGGCTATACCTACAGCAAATTATTATGTAGTAGGAACGATGATAAGTAATGGCACACCATCAATGGACACATCGGTAGTATTTACCATTACGGCCCGTACAACAACAAGTTTTACAGCTACATTTAAAGAGATGCAAACCAATGGGCAAAACGTTGCCTTTGAATATGTACTAATTGCTAAATAATTAATATGAGCGTTTCCCACGAAAGAAAAGTAGTTGGGTATCTAAAGCCACAACGACATTTATTTATTGCTAAATATGCAGCACTGAATGAAATTTCAGCATCGCAGGCATTAAATGATGCGGTAAAGAAATTGCAGGAAACTATGCCACCGGACATGAGGGAGCGTGTGGACAGGTACGATAAGACTAAACACTCGTATTGATACCTTTAAGGTAAACATTTACTATTTACCATTTCTGAAAATTCCTCATTCGTTCTATGTTGTATTAAATTTTCTTTGTTCAATTCTTCTATTAAATCTATTTCAGACAATGCATATTCACCGCCACAACTATTTGAATTTATAGAAGTACATCGGTTTGAGAGAGGTCTATTTCTGCTATGATGTTCATTGCACCATCCTGATATTATACTTCCTATTTCGGTGTGAATATGACCTTTCCAACTTATGGCTGTTTTTCCGCAAACAATACAATTTTTTGTATGCATATTTTTAGTTTTTAATAATTTATAATTAATACTACACTCCTTTTTTTGCCCACTTTAATAATTTCTTATTAATATCTTCTTTCAGTTCATCAACCTTAGATACCGGGCAGGTAACTTTAAAGGCAGTTGTTTTTTCTTTGAATAGGGATTTGCGCCCTGCACCTTTGCGGGAGCCGCCACGGGTTGGTTTATCGATCATAATCTTTCAATTTCAATCTTTACTATAATCCAAAAATTATTTGCATCAATTAATGCTTCACTACTACCACTATCTGTACTAATACAAAAGGGGGCGCATGGCCTTGCTATTAATATTTCATCAACTGCTATAATTGCACATTGTTTTGCATTTGGGGCATGGTAGTAGCATAGTGAAAATTTATCAAATAACTCAACTGCTTTTTCTTTTGGACTCATAAGTTTATTTTATTTGTCAAGTTTATTAACTAATAAACTTGACATTTTGTTAAGTTTTATATTACTAATAATGAGTAGCAATCAGCTGTAATAAGCTAATTGATATATTTGACTGTCTGTATTTACCTGCATTTCTAAAACAGTTTTTAATGCTAATTCTTTACTGTCTCCTAATCTTACTAAAGAATTAAAAGATTTTAATTGCGCTGCTGTTAAGTTTTCGATTTGTGTTTGTGTAATTGCGCTGCTGTTAAGTTTTCGATTTGTGTTTGTGTAGTTGTCATGTTGTTTGCTTTTGTAATACAAATATACAACTTTATTTGATTAAAGCACTTCAATCATAATATAGTTATGCACATTTATATCGTCTCTTTTTGAGGCTTTTTTTATGCCCAAAATACTTTTAAAATAGGTGTGCCACTATTTAAGTATAAAAAATCATAACTCCTAATTTTATTATTGTAAGATGTACACTATAGATCAAAATAGCGATGAACCAATAATGCTGATTAATCAGCACATAGGAATGGATGCAGAAGATGGTATGGGTATAGACGGCGCACAGTTTCAAAGGGAACTGTTAATGCTCGATGGAATGGGCAAAAAAAGAATACAGGTTTGGATCAACTCTCCCGGTGGTGTAGTAATGGATGGCTACAATATTTTTAATGCTATCCTAAAATCTAAAACACCTGTTGATACTTACAATGTAGGAATAGCAGCAAGCATAGCAGGGGTAATATTCATGGCAGGCAGGAAAAGAGTGATGGCAGATTACAGCAGCCTAATGATACATCCACCAAGCGGAGGCAATGACAAGAAACAAATGGAGGCAATTGCTGACAGCCTTACCACAATGTTAGCCGCAAAAAGTTCTTTAAGCGATGTAGAAGTTAAGTATTTAATGGATCGTACAACTTGGATAAACAGCGCAGAATGTTTTGCTAAAGGGTTTTGTACTGACATAGAGATTACAAGCGACAACAATAAAAAAAGAATGTCTCAAACTACAAATGTAATGGAGGCATGGAAAATTGCAAATTCAATAAAAGATTTTAATCAAATAAAAATTAAAAATACGGTTATGACTAAAATAACAATGAAACTCGGTTTAAACGATGCTGCAACAGAAGATAATGTAATTGCAGAAATTAAAAAAATCGAGGACAAAGCCTATCAAGATGGTGTAGATAAAATTTCAGCAGAGAACAAATTAAAAGAAGTTGAAAATGCATCAAAGAAAGAAAAGGATGCAATGAAAAAGCAACTTGATGATGCAGAGGATGCAATCAAATGTCAAAAAGAGGCATTCGATAAACTAAAGGATGAATACAACGCAATGGTTGAAGATAAGCAAGCCGCAGAGAAAGAAGCGGATGGCGTAAAAGCTAAAAAAATGGTTGAGGATTACGCAAAGGCAGGCCGCATTAAAAACGAGGCTTCTGTAATTCTTAAATGGGTAAACCTTGCCCAAGCAGATTTTGAAGGCACAGAAGATTTAATAAAAGAGTTGCCACTTAATAAAGCCGCTGTAGTAATAGCTACAGAGAACAAATTAAGCGAAGGCGAATTACCAACCAATGCTATGGCGTTGGCGGTTAAGAACAAACTTAAAAGAGAAGGTAAAATATAATTTAAAAAACAACTAAAAAAATAAGATTATGTCTTTAGTAATTTCAGACGTTTCATACGCAGGTACATTTGCAAGCTACTTTTGGTTGCCGGCTACTTTCGGTATGGACACCATACAAAAAGGTGCAGTATTCGTACAGGATGGCATCAAAAAAGCGCATACGATTGGCAGAATGGATTTTGCTAATCCGTTACAGCGTAGAACAGCTACACCTACAAGCGGTGGTACTTTTACCATTGATGGCCGTGTACTTACACCACAGGATATGATGGTGTACACTGAATTTAACCCAAGAGATTTTGAACAACATTGGTTAAGTGAGCAGTTAAGCCCAACATTGTTGGCCCGTGAGCTTCCGGTAACTGCCGAAAACTACATGATGCAAATTGCATTGCATAGAGCATTTGAACAAATTGAACTTTCCATATGGATGGGTTCTACTTCTTACACAGCAGCAGACGGTACACCGGGCAATGGTCAAATCAAATGGTTTGATGGTTTCCTAAAGAAAATGGTAAACGATGCAGCAGTTCCTAAAGTAGCTTCACCATTACCACTTTCAGCAGCACCTTCAGGCGGTGGTTTTTACAACGTAGTAAGTGCAATGGATGCATTAATAACAAGTGCAGCAACTACAAGAAAAGCATTGTTAAGCAATCCGGGCCGCTACAAGAGATTGAAATTCTTAGTATCTATAAACACAGAGCAAATCTATCAAACATACATCACTACATCTGCAATCTATAAAGGTGTAAACTTTATGGATGAAGGTATCAATAAGTACAAAGGGTATGAGATTGTTCCGCTTGCAGGACTTGCAGACGATACAATTTTGTTTTGTGAGGCTACAGATAGCGTGGATTCTAACCTTTATTTAGGCATGAACTCAACAGAAGATAACAACCTACAGTTACAAAGACTACAGGCTAACTCAGAGTTGTTTTTCCTTAAAGGATTGATGAAGTACGATACACAATATGGTTTTAGTGAGCAAGTGTTCTTATATACTACACTAACAGCAGCATCATTTAATGTTTAATTAATCAACGGCGGCTAAAAACCGCCTTTATAAAATTTATACAATGTCAATAAACGCAAGATTTTCCTCAGGTTCCGGCCCAATTGCACAGGGAACTGACAACACAGACAGAGTTCGGGACAATGCTTATGTAGCACCTGCTTATGCAGCAGTTATAGCTTTAAACCCTGCAAAGTCTTATACCATATTTGCACCTGCAGATTTAAGTGGCGCACTTACAGTTAACGTAGGTGTAGGAGCAGCCAATACAGCTCCTTATGTTGGTGATGCAATACAGATGTTGTTTAAATCAACACCGGGTGCAACAGTAACAGTAGGATCGGGCGCATTGCCGGTATCAGCTACTATTATTATACCTGCAGGTAAAACTGCAAACGTAGCTTTTATTTTCAACGGTGCTGCATGGGTAGAAACAGGTAGAGCAGTAACAGCTTAAAATAATTTTATGGCAACAGCAAAAGAAGTTTTTGTAGCCTTGCCTCATGTAGATGAGGTTTGGATTACCGAGGATGGGCAACATCATTTGCACCCGGATTACGGTGGCAAAAAGGTAAGCAGAGGCGACAAAGAAGAAATTAAAGAACCTGCTCCGATTGTAAAGAGCGCAAAAAAATAACAAATGGCTTTATCAAATATTACCTTCATAAAAGGGCAGGGCGGTTTAGGTCGACCATTGCCGGGACAGGATTATATTTCGGGGCTGTTATCTTACACTAATGTACTACCATCAGGCTTTACTTCTGTAAATAGAATTAAGGCATTATATGCTTTATCAGATGCAGTTAACGCAGGTATCTTAAATGATTACAGCGATGCAACGGCAGCAACATTTTCATATTTATTAACAGCGGTAGGTGCAGCAGGTGACAAAATAGATATACTTAGTACAGAACCAAACAGTGTTGTTGATTTAGGTACTTACGTTAGACAAGCAACAGATACAACAATTGCAATTTTAGGCGCAAGTATAGCAGCCTTCATTAACAGCGGAACGATTAACCACGGATACAGTGCGGCGTTTGCAACAGCAACGGTGACAGTAACGATGCCTAAGAAATTAGGCATCTTTCCGAATAATGCAACCACTCCAATAGCAGTAGTTATTACAGGCGCAATTGCCGGTACGTTAACACAACCTGCAGGCGGTGTTGCAAGTGCATTAGCAGTTTATTATTATCAAATTAGTGAGTTCTTTAGAATTTCACCAAAAGGTGTTTTATATGTTGGATTTTTTGCCGTACCATCTGTTTACAATTTTGCAGAAGTATCAACAATGCAGAACTTTGCAAACGGTGCCATCAGACAAATAGGTGTATTTAAAAACGCTGCCTATGCTGTTGCAGACCTTACAGCATTAGATGTAATATGTAAAACAAACGATGTTGCACACAAGCCTATTTCAAGCCTTTATGCAGCCGATTTAAGTGGTGTAACAGACATTAGCACGCTAATAGATTTAAACACATTAACAGCTAATAAAGCTACAGCAGTAATTGGACAGGATGGCGGAGGTCAGGGTAATTTCTTATTCCTTACCACAGGTAAATCTGTAACTGTTTTAGGTGCTTTACTTGGTGCAGTAGCATTTGCTAAGGTATCAGAGAACGTTGGATGGGTAGCAAAGTTTAACATAAGCAACGGAACGGAATGCGAACTACTTGCCTATGCAAATGGTCAATTGTTTTCTTCTGTAGCAATTACAGACGGGCTAATTGATTCGCTAAACACAAGGCGTTATGTTTTCCTAAGAAAGTTTGTAGGCATCAGCGGATCATGGTTTAACGATAGCCATACAGCTACAGTTGTTTCAAGTGATTACGCATACATTGAGAATAACAGAACGATTGACAAAGCAACAAGAGGTATTTATACTTTTATGCTGCCTTCGTTAAACAGCCCGTTAACGCTTAATGCGGATGGTACACTTGCAGAAACTACAACGGCTTATCTATCTGCACAGGCAGAATTACCGTTAAATCAAATGATACGTGATCTCGAAATTTCAGCAATGGCGGTACTAATTAACCCGGTGCAGAACGTACTATCAACATCAACCATCGTTATCGCTGTAACGCTTGTAATAAATGGTACAGCTCGTCAAATAATAATTCCGATTGGATTCAAACCAAAAATATAAGTTATGGCAGTTTTGATAAATGGTACAAACTATTCTTGGGGCAATATTTCGGTTGTACTTTTTGGTACTCCGGTAGTTGGGATATTATCTATTGAATATAAGCGCAAGCAAAAGAAAGAAAATAATTACGGTGCAGGCTTTGAGCCAATAAGCAGAGGTTACGGCATGAAGGAGTATGAAGGTTCAATTGAACTTTATACCGATACATGGAAATCCATTATAGCAAGCGCACCAAACAGAGATCCATTACAGATTGCACCTTTTACAATTCCGGTAACATTCGGTGGTACAGGTGTGCTAACAAATAAAGATGTATTACTTGCTGTGGAGTTTTTAGAAGATCCATTAGAAAGTAAAACAGGCGATACGAAATTAACGGTAAAGATTCCGTTAATAATTGGTGGCATACAACGTTAAACTAAACTAAATCTAAATGAGTAAAAAACTAAGCCCGGAGTTAACTATACCGGAAAACAAAGCATATAACGAAAAATGTGAAGCACTTGCAAGAGAGTTATCCGTTTCAAAAGTTCATGTAGTTGTACAGATTGATCCTGACACTTTAGAGCGTGCAGTATGTTATTTAAAGGAGCCAAATTACCTTACTAAAATTAGGGTAATGGACAAGGCTACAACAATGGGAATCTACACAGCAGCAGAAGAACTAAGGGAGGTTTCAGTAATTAAAGAGCATTCAGATGCTATTACTTACAGCGAAAGCCCGGACAGTGACAGATACAAATTAGGCATCGTTGATTACTGTTTGGGTATGGTAACACGCCTGCAAAATCAGTTTAAAAAAAAGTAGATCAATACGAAGTAAATAATGAATGCAGCGGGGTAGAGCGAATGTCCGCTTTTATCCGCTGCGTTTTGCATATAGAGCCAAACGATTTAGAAGAAGATGAATGGCACAGGGCATGGGGGCAGGTAAAGTTTTATTTAGAAATTGTTAACCAAGTAAATTTTTCATAATGGCATATAATCTAATTGGCGAAGGAAATAAAGTTAAAATACAAATTGATGGCGTTGATGGTGAATCATATCCATCGAAAGCAAACGTAGTTATTAGTTACAACCAAGCATCTAACACAATCAATCTTGGTTTTGTAACTAACAATAACAATTATTATTACCCAAACATTCCAAACGCTTCTGTTATAATCAACAGCGTTTCAATTGTAAATCAATCAACGTTTGATACACAAATTGCAGCCTTATTTTTAGAGGCGGCAGCAGCAAGCGGTGGTGGCGGTGTTGTTTCAGGAAGTGTTGCACTAAACGATGGTGTTGCAACAGGCATAAAAGCTACAGTAGCACAGTTTCACAACATAGATAATCAAAACATCGGTACAGGTAACGGACTTTTAACGGGTGGTGTTGCACAGCTTTTAAATCAATCAGGAAATTTAGACAGACAAAGAGAAACGGGCATTGATTCCGTTTCAGCATTAGGAATATCTACAGGTGCAGCACAGAACGCACAGCCATTTTCATCTATACACGCAGGGGCAACAGTGGCAGGTGCAACAGTAACTTTTACACCGGCTGCAATGGCAGGTTTTACTTCGGGCGCACCGTGGAGCATTCAAGTAGGTTCGGTGTTGGTTTTAGAGCCTTCACCTGTAGGTGGGCCGGTTCCTGCCAATCAGGAAGCAGTTGTAGTTTTGTCGGTAACAACTACGACATTTACGGCAAAGGCAGCAAAAAGCCATGCAGTAAACTTTAATATTTTAGGCTTTGTATATAACCAATCACGGGATGCAACCGCAGCGGATGGTTCAAGCGGTCAGGGTTACGGTGCAGCAGGTACCTATTTATACAATCAAACTTTAAACAGCAGCAATGGCGGATGGGAGAGAGAAAGAAGCGCAGCAGGTGAATTAGACGGTGCAACAGGTGTAGGTACGGCGGTAGCGGCAGAGTACGAATGGAATGGTGGCGCACCGGGAGGTGGCAACTATGACAGAGCAAGAAATTTACAGGCAAAATTAAAAAATACAGGATTAGTAAACGGAGGTTCAGGTGTGGCGGCAGGTGTTTCATCTATAACAGTTTCTTCCGTTTTAGGATTAGCAGCAGGAGAACAATTAATAATAGACAGAGGTACAGCAAACCAAGAAGTTGTTTATGTAATTTCTACCTATGTGGCAGGATCGCTTACGATTGGTTTTGTTTCAAACACAGTATTTACACATGCTAACGGTGCAACAGTTGAATGGGATGATTTTGCAGCTAATGGGCCGGGGCTTAATGGATTTTTGGCAACAGGTATAGGCATTGAAGAAGAGTGTGTTTATGATCCCGTAACCAATTTAAACTACGTTGAAAGATCAGCATCACAAGATGCAATGCCTGTACAAAATATTGTGGCTGAAACACCCGCATTATTTAACGGTGCCACAATGGATCGCCAAAGAAATAACAATGATCTTTCATTAGTTACCCTTGCAGCATCGGCAGTAGGTGGCAACAGTGCAGATCAAATAAATTATAATGGCAGAGGATTACAATTAGTAATTGATGTAACGGCTATTTCGGGAACTACACCCGTGTTTACGGTAACAGTACAGGGTAAAGATGTTGCAAGCGGTAAATATTATACATTATTAGTTAGTGCGGCATTAAGTACAGTATCAACAAATCTATTAACTGTTTATCCCGGTGCAGCATCTACAGCTAATGTAAGCACACCACAGGTATTGCCTAGAACATTTAGAATACTTTATACAGTTTCAGGTACAACACCGGCAGTAACGGCAACAATTGGCGCAAGTGTTATAGTTTAAGAAGTAGTAACGGGCTTTGAAAGTTGGTAAGAATAATAAGATAAACTACCAAAAATCAAAGAACCAAATAAAGCTAAAAAATCTAAGAAGGAAAAATTATGATGAATAAAATCCTTACAGAAAAAAGCAAATAAAAACAAGGTAATTATGGTAAATATCCAACACCTTATTTTGTATTCTGTTTTAGTTATGGGAATAATTGGTTCAGTAGGTATATTCTCAATTCTTGCAGATGGTATATTATTAGTAAAAGTTTTAGGTTTTACAGGTGAAAACTTATTTCCACAAGCAAGGCAACTTGCCATTACTTTATTACTACCTAATGTACCGGCAAGTAAGCCAATACCACCGGTAAGAACTGCACCTACTACAGCTTTTTTACCGCTAAAACCCTTTTTGTCAAAGTACAATTGTGTTGATGAACATTTCGGGCATTTTATATTGTTCGCTTCCATTTTTTTAATAAATATAACATTTTTTTTATAATGGCAACAAATGTTGAATACGTCCTTAGTTTGCGAGACCAAATGTCAGGCAGTGTTGATAGTGCAAATACCCATGTAAATAAATTAGAAAGCTCTCTAAAATCTGCTGGAAGTATGCTAGCAACTTTGGGCGTAGGCTTTGCTGTTTTTAAGGGTGCTGAATTTATACATGAAGGTGTAGAAGCATTTCATGCTTTAGAGCAATCAATGGCAAAGGTTGAAGCAAATTTAAAATCAACAGGAGAGGCAGCAGGTTTAGGAATGAAAGATATTACAGATATGGCTAAAAGTCTTTCTAGTCAAGTACAATTTAGCCGGTCAGAAGTAATGGACATGCAATCTCAATTGCTAACATTCCCATCAATTACAAAAGAAGTATTTGAGCGTTCAATGGGCATGGTTACAGACATTGCCAAACAAACAAATCATGGACTTTCTGAAACCGCTATAATGTTTGGTAAGGCATTTAACGATCCTGCAAAAGGATTACAAAAGTTAATGAGGTATGGTGTAATGTTTACCGACCAACAAAAGGATATGATCAAGCAGTTGCAGGAGAGCGGACATTTAATACAAGCACAGCAGGCAATGTTGGATGCAATTGCAACAAGTGGTTATGAAGGTGTTGCAAAAGCAATGGCACAAGCAGATCCTCTCTTTCAGTATAACAAAATAATGGGAGGTATAAAAATAACAGTTGGTGAAGCTGCCACATCATTGCTTACCGAACTTACACCTGCCTTAGAAAGTTTTGCGAATACTCTAAAACAAAGTATTTTATTTCTTAAGGAACATTGGGATTTAATAAAAAAACTAACAATATCATTAGGAGCTGCATTTTTAGCCATGAAAGCTTTTACAATAGTGCCGCCTTTATTTCTTGCTATAAGTGATGCAATAAGAGTTGCAGCAGCAAGCGGAACAATTTTTACTGCCGTTATGGATTCTGCATTAGGACCTGTAGGATTATTAGTATTAGCCATTGGAGGATTAGTATATGCTTATCAATCTGTAGGAGAGGCTAAGGCATTATCTGAAAAAGAAAAAGCAACCGATAAAGAAAAAGCTATAAATGACATCACAAAAAAGAATGATGAAAATGTAGCTTTTTATGAAAAAACAATGGATCATAAAGATGCCATGATTGCTGCAAAAAACTTTCAAGTTAAGGACTTAAACGATAAAATTTCATCGGGATGGGAT